TGACGGGCTGCCCGTCTGACCTCATCTTGGGCCAGGCCCAGGGCCAGCTCAACCAGCCAGGCTGCCACATCGTCATCCACAGCTTCCAAAAAGGGGCCAAGGACACCGAGCTCAAGGGCCTCAAAGTCCACCAGGGCGTCCACCACTTGGCCGGTGATGGTGGCCGCTTTGCTTTTGTTGCCCGTGGCATCCAGGGCAGCATCAGCCACAGCCAATAGGCCGGACTCTTCAGCGATAGCGGCGCCGGCTTCCAGCACCTCAGCCGGGAGGCCAGACAAGTCGAGGGTTTCCATAGTCAGATCCTGATCGAAATTACCACTGGTTCAAGAGCGTATAGGTGAAGCGGTCCCAGGTCGGGTGGTGGGTGAGCTGCAGGTCGACCAGGAACATCAGGTCACCAAAGCCAGCCGGGCCGGACTGGGCCAGCACCTGACATCCGGCTGACCACTTGCCCACCACTGTGGAGGCCTGGCCAGCCTTGTGGGCATTGATGCCAAAGACCCCCTCAGTGATGGTGACGGGGTCATAATCCAGCACCCGATCCCGGTCATCATCCCGATAGACAGCACAGGTGCCGACCTGGACCAGGGCCCGATATTGCCCACGGTGCTGGCCCACCTTCCACAGCCCCGGATACTGCCGATCAGCAACCAGGGCGGCACAGCCCTCCACCCTCATGGGGTGCTGGAGCCAGTAGATGCCAGGGTCAGTGGTCGCCGGCCAATACGCCACCCGCCAGGGGCCACCATCGGTGGGCCGATAGGCACAGCCCATGAGGTCATCGAAGGCACCAGCGTCCCGGCTGGGTGACCTGATGCCAAACAGGTTCAAGTTGTACGCGCCTTTGGTGAAGACCTCACCCCCAATTGCCTTGATGCGCTGGAGCACCAGCGGCAATGGATAGGCCGGCGCCGGCATGTCAGTCACTGACCTTGATCAGAAGGGGTGAGAGTCCGGCATCGGAGTCAGCCGGGGCAGGTGGCTCAACCACAGGCTCAGCCACAGCCGGCGCCGGGTCAGGTTGCTGGGCAGCCAGCTCAGCCAGGGCCTCGAGGTCAACCGCCGCCAGGTCATCAGAGATGGCCCGGAGGGTTTGCACCATCTCAGCGTGGCAGGTCTCAGCCTGGGTGGCCGGCTCAGGGGGCTCACCAGCAGCAGCATTGAGGACAAGGGCCAGGGCTGAGATCATGGTGGGCTCCTATGGTGCTGGTGGGGGGCACGGGGGCGGGTCTCCACAGTCCTCAGCAGCTCTCTGACCAACCGCAACCAACAGCGAACAGGTGCCGTGCTGTACGGTCTCTATCATACACAGAGCCTCGGCGTGCTGGGCCTGGGTTGTGAAGGGCAGATCCTCATCAGCGATCCCCAGCATTGGCGGGACCGTCTCCACAAACCAGGACGTGCCAGCGATGATGACGCCAGCCGCTGTGGTGATCAGGATGGGGCTCTGGCGCCACCTCCACCACAGCCAGCCAGGGACAGCGCCCACCACCCGGCCCACCAGGGCCACATCAGCCGGGGGGCCTGTCGCCGGGCCTGCTGGTGGGATGGGGTCAGCCATCGAGCTCAGACAGAGGGCCCGTCATATTGAGGAAAGAATTTATAATAGACTTTCAGCGCCTGGGTCCACCCGGAAGCCATACCCCCAGCAACGGAACCAATGCCACAAAAGATCTGGGGTGAGGTCCCGAAGTCCTCATTCATGGAAGTCTGCACGGCACTGTCCGTGGTGACCCCGGCAGCCGATTGTGCATTGACGATCTGGATCGCCCAGACCGATGACCCTTCAGGCTCCCATCGCAGCACGACGCCCTCGAATCGTTGCGGATCGTCTGAAGCGACGTTGCCGCTGACATTCCTTGACGAGCCTGCCTTACAGGAGACCGCTTTAATGACCCCGGTGCTTGTCCGGTCCACCCCACATGCGATCCCCTCGTTAGACCCGAAGGTATCGTTTTCAGTCAGGCCCGCGTAGACCCCGTTCTGGCTGGAATCCGCAGCGGCAATCTCATCAGCGTCGGTGACAAGGATGATGGAGTAGGCAGAGAACATCATGTCATCAAATGAAGCTGCCGAGCAGATGGGGCTGGTGAATCCCATGCAGAACCCGTCCGTTCCCGCTTGGTACATATTGCACTTCTGAGCGCCATCAATCGCCAACGTAGGGTTCGTGGGGGTAGAGAAGTCCTCGTTGGGTTCGTCCCGGGCGTCTACAGAGCCAACAGTTGTGGTGGCATAGGTCCTCGTAGTCCAGTCGTGGAGTATGTGTCCGCTGTCGGTTCCGATCTGGATGACGTGCTTGACCGTGACGGTGCCATCAGTACAGGCAGCAACCCAGTTTCCGGCAAGCCACTTGTCATCATCGAGCCCGTTGTGGGGCGTCCAATTCACTGATGCCGTATCTGTGGCAGAGAGCCGTGCTGTGGCGCTGGCGCCTGAGGGGTCCGTTAACGTCCAGGTGAAAGTCCCTGCCCCGTTCTCAGCCGTGCTGGTGACCTGGGCCAGGGTGTCCTGCTGGGTGGTCAGCCCGTCAGCAAGCGCCAGGTCAGATCCGTCACCGCCACCAGTGGTGAATCTATAGAATCCCATCAGGAGCGCTCAAACATCAGGTGAGCAAATGCCGTGTTCGTGGCTGCTGCCAGGTAGATGACTGAGTTGTCATCAGGGGCGTTGATGGCGTAGGTGTAGGCGCCGCCGGAAGCAATAGGAAACCAGTTGTTACCCTTGGTGGCGCCGTCAGTGCCAGCAAAGGTGATGAAGCCGCTGTCATCGGTGCTGTCATTGTTCTGCTTGAACGTCACGGTCACAGCCGTGGCCCACTCAGGCAGGGTCACCTTTGTCAGGTTGTCTGCTGTGCCGTCAAGGGCCACCCTCATGCATTGCCGGGGGGGTGCTTGTGCTGAGAGGTCTACAGCCATTGGGGGAGCTCCATCAAGGGTGGGGGTGTTCTACCGAGGGTCATATCTTCCAGCTCAGGTGGCCGGGGATTACCCCATAGCGGGACATGGGCCACCATTGCCGCATCCCCCTCTATCCCCACCACCCCGAGCCGGCGATCTGCCCTCCTGTTGTGGTCCAGGTAGTTGAGGAAAACGGATCGGATCACAATGTATGAGTAGGTGCTCAGGCTCGAGGCCCGGGGGTCATAGGGCCTGGCGCCACGGTTGCGGGTCAAGACACCCCTATAGACTTCCTGCAGGCAGTCCTCAGGGTCAAGGCCTCGAGCCCTGAGCCGCTGAGCAAACGAGCCCCAGAACTGCCGATTGATGATGCCACGCTGGTGGGGGTCAGCCAGGTCAATGCCGGGGCCCCTGGGCCGGGAGACGGGGCCCGGCGCCCCAAAGGGTAGCGCCAATTGACGCCACGATCTGCAGGGCTTTGAGCCTGTCCTCATCGGCCACAGTGTAGCCTATTCGGCCTCATCCTCGAGCTGGCCCAGTAGCCCGTCCATCATGTCACCCCTGGGCCCCTGACGCTTGCCTGTGGCCACAGCGCTCAGCAGGTGGACGAGGTCACCAGCTTGAACCCCTGAGGATGACCAGAAGGCCAGCTCTTTGTCCTTCCGGGCAAGGACATACGCCATCACCCTGACCCGTTGCTCCCGTGGGAGGTCAAGCAACCAGTCAGGGTTACCACCCCCAAAGAGCAGCCCGGCCTCAATCGTGATGAAGTCGAGCCGACCCTCAGGGGTGGTCAGTTTCCCGCCTGTTCCTCAGCCTCCGCGCTCTCTGACATTCTCGAGCCCAGCTCATTGATCAGCGTATTGACCAGCAGCATCACCCCGGGCAGCTTGACCCCGTGTTCCTGCAGCTCATCGATCACAGCGTCACCGTACTCACGCCACCCGTTGCCATTGATGGCGATGGGGGCATCCCCAGCCGCCAGGTCAAAGCCACGGTTGAACCAGCAAGCCCCGATTGCGTAGCCGGCCACGTCGAGGACACCCACCAGCCGGTCAAGCCCGTCACCCTCCTGTAGGCCCTGGAGCAGCCCCACCATCCTGGCAGCCTTGCCATAGGACGGGAAGCGGAATTCAAAGTCCCCGAGATCAGCCCCCAGGTCAACGCTGAAATAGCGATCAGACTGGGGGATATCTCGGATGGTTGAGCGTGGGGTCATGGGTGTCCTCCTGACCGGGTGTTTAGCTTGTTTTCTTTGCCTTAGCCTTGGCCTTGCTCTTGGGCTTAGCCTTGGCCTTGCTCTTGATCTTGATCGGCGCCGGCTGTGGAGCTGCTGCCAGCTTGCGCCTGGCGTGGTGGAACAGGTTTCCACCCTCAGGGCAGTCAATCACCAGGGTCTCAACCCGCTTGAGCGGCACCCCGAGCCGTGCAGCGATCTGGGGTAGACTTGCCTGGGCTTCTTTGCCTGCCATCCTGATCCGGCTGATCGCGTCGAGCGTCTCAGGGGTATGGGTAGCCCTGGGGATGATCGGCATTGCCACCATCCGGGCACGGCCACCAGGCCCGATGGCAGTCCTCACCACCACGTCCCAATTCTTCCCATCGTATAGGTGCTTTCGCCGCTGTAGGAGCCACTTGACCCGGGCCTTGACCTCTAGGTCCTCCACCCCACGGCTGCCCATGATGCCGGGCCCCATCCTTGACCGTGCTGGCTGGCGCCAGGGTGGGTGGAGCTCATCCAACTCAGCCTCATACTCGAGGATCAGGTCAGCGAATTCCTCAGGGGGCATCGCTGCCCTCAGGTGTGCTGATGGAAAGACCAGGGCCACGGCTCAGGGCTACGCCAGGGTTGGGCGAATATCGGAGTGAGAACGCCAGTTCACTGTGGTCACGTCCGGATCCCCTTCAGCAAAGCCGTAGTCCAATGAGCAGTCCTCGATGGTGATGGAATGGTCCCCACCGTCACCGTGATCGCTGCCCTCAATTACGAGCCTCAAATCAACCGCAAAGACTTCAGCGCTGGCGCCGATGGTGGACACCCAGGGGGCCGTTGAGACATACCCGGACTGGTTGAGGATGTCGAACAGGGTAGCCACAGCCGCGTCAGTGGCGTCACGCCAGTAGGATGAGAAGGACCCGGTGAGCCCGGCGTCATCCCCATAGCGGGCAGAGGTCACCAGCCGGCCACGGTCAAGGAAGTCCAGACGGGACTCCTGAGCGGCTGTCATGCTGAAGTCACCAGGCTCTGCGCTGATGTCGATGGTGTTGGCGCCGCCAAAGCCAGCAGCATCACAGATGCTGATGACCCCGTCACGCTTGGTCTTTACAACTGAGGAATAAGCCATGGATCAGATCCTGGGGGGTGGGGAGGTTCTAAGCTGAGCGGCCCAGGAGGACCACATCATAGGAAATTGTATCTGAGCCGGGGTCAAGGGTGAGGATATCACCTGTCCCTGCCACAGGGGTGACGCCGTCAACGGGGTCAAGCCAAACAAAGGTCCCACCAGGGCCCAGCTTGATGAGGTCGCCAGTGGCGCCCCAGCATCCCACAATGGGGTTTGAGCCTCCACCGATGCTGAGGATCTCAGTGCTGGTGGTGCTCTTGTTCCTGATGAGGATGCCGTTGAGGGTGACAAAGCTGCCAGCGTCCCCGGTCAATACCGAGCTCAGACCCCCGAGGACATCAATGGCCACGGCTGAGCCTGCTGCCGATCCGCTGTCAGAATACACCCGGTCGAACTTAGAAGCGGTAGAACCAGCCGCAAAGAATGAGGACACGGCCAGATTGTGAGTCATCCGGCTGGTGCCCAGGTCGTTGCTTTCCTCTTCCTTGGCCTTGAGGGTGAGCGTGAAGTCTGTTTTGACGGTGCTGGCCATGAGTCAATCCGGGGGCTGTGGGGGGGTTCTACCGAGGCTAACTAAGCGGCAAAGACAAGGGGCTCAAACAGGACGATCTGAGCTGTGAGATCGTCCTCAGCATAGGCGATTGAGCCAACCAGACCCACCACGCTGGACAGGTGGAGGTCAGCATCGGTGAGGGTGATAACGTCGCCAGGTCTGAGCCAGTCCAGTGTCCTGGGCAGCCTGTAGATAATCTCCCGCCGTGGGTGGCTGTGGCGCCTGGCCATGTCAGTCAGCACGGCGCCGGCTGTGGCCGGGTCATAGATGACAGAGGCCTCAAGGCTCATGGAGCGCTTCCCAAAGATTGAGGCAGAGCGCCGGCACCACAAGCCGGGGCTTGTATTGGGGTCTGTGCTGGTCCAGGTCTCCCCGTTGAGGGTCTGGTGCAGGGCAAAGCTGCCGCTGTCGATGTTGGGCGCAAAGCGGATCGTGAGGTCGTTGTAAACCTCTGACGTTGACGTGTAGACCACAGCACCCTGACGGGTGCAATTCCTGCCCTCTTCCAGGTCTTCCATTGACTGGGACACGCTCAGCGCTCGAGCCAGCCAGGGCACCACAAAGAGTCCGTCAGGCCCCGTGCCCACAGTGACCGGGAGCAGGGGCAGCACCTCAGCCAGCAACCAGGACCAGGGGCTCACCGGTCCATTGATGTAGGTGTCTATGTGATAGGAGTTGAGGATCTTGAGCTCGCTGAGCCGGCTGTTGTCCACCCTCAGAGAGCTCTTGTCCAGGGCCCACCTGATGACATCACCAGCGCCCCTGAGGGTGCCAGTGCCGTAGGGGTTCTGCAGCCCTCCACCTGTGGCAGGATCCCAGATGGCAAAGAGCTGGTCACCCTCAACAGGGCTGTTGCTGGTGGAGTCGGGCTGGACATAGGTGACGGGCTGGCCCAGGGCGTCATTGACATTGACAAAGGCTGTCTGTGTGAATGTCTTTGAGTCGTTTGTGGCGTTGTAGACCTTGACGCTGGTGGCCTTGGATGTGCCGCCACAGATCAGGATCCAGTGGTTAGCCACGGCTGTCCCGCCTGAGGCATCACGCCTGACCAGCAAGGCAGGGGTGGCCGGTATCTCATCGCTCAGTGATGTGGACGTGGTCCCCACCCCAACAGCCTGACCAGGGGCGCCGATGATCAGGGGGTAGAACGATCCCACAATGCCCGGGTCAGGGCCCAGGGTGCCTGTCTCTTCCCAGGTGGCGCCGGTCTCAACCACCCAGGAGGACCGGGGCACGAGCGCCAGGTCATCGCCAGGGTCCTCCACCAGGGCAAAGGCAAAGACTTCACCAAGAGCTCCGAAGGCTGGCTCCTGGACCAGGCCCCTGAGCACCACCCGCCGGCTCTCCCAGGGCTGGCCCTCATACCACTGGGCCAGCTCACCTCGAGCGGCAAAGATAGCGGCACCCCTGGCCACCATCTGGGCAAGGTCAAAGCCCAGCAGCATCTCAAGAGACAGGGATCGGGGTGACGGGTTCGCCACCCAGAGATCCAGGGCTCGCTCAAAGCCAACGTCACCGAGCCCCCCGGTGAAGGTGTAGACCTCTCCATCGTTGCCGGTGATGGTGACAGGGCCACCCGTGCTGACCCTGACCACCCGGCCAGCAATGGTGAGCGAAACCAGCCACCGATAGGGGGCGGTCAGGGTCGCCAGGGCTGGTCTGAGCTCAGCCATTTAGACCTCTTCCTCAATCCTGACACCTGTGAGGGTGACTACCTCGTCCTGGTTCTCAGTGCCCAGCCGGGCCTGACGGCTGACTGAGCTGGTGACCCGCCCATAGACATAGCCCTCACGGCTGCTCAAGCGGGTCTGCTTATTCCCGCCTGTAGTGTTGGGGATGTTGGGCACATAGACCACAGGGCGGGTGGCACCACCCAGATCCCTGACCAGGCCCTCAACCAGCAGCGGCGCCCCGTGGCGGTCAGCCGTGGGGGTGGTGGCCAGGGACCGGGGTGAGATGAAGTCAGGGTCAGGGGTGGCGCCTGAGATGGCTGTAAGGTCCACCTCTGACCACCCAAAGGACACAGCCCGCCGGGCGTCCCCTTGCTTTGTGACGGCTCGAGCTCCGGCCTGGTCCTGTCTCATGCTGTAGTTCGGCGCCGTCTCAATCACCCGACCACGGGAATACTTGCGGCCAAAGAGAGCCACGCCGCCCATGAGGACTACCCCGATCTCAAAGTAGCCCTCAGCCGTGGTGGAGGCTGGGATCTGCAGCCCATAGCGTGAGTATAGGGTGGCGTTCTCATGGAGCAGCACCAGGGCTGTGGGGTGCCACAGCTCCACAGTTGCCGTGGCGCCACCGGGGGCAGTGCCCTCAAATCTAAACTCAGGCCTTTTGGTGGTGTCATCGGTATAGCTGCCTTCACTGTTCCAGACGATCCGGCGAACGTCACCACCATTGAACTTGGCATAACCGCCCACGAATTCACCATATTGGATGTATCTGGCATCCACAGTGCCTGCCGTATTGACCGTGATGGTGTCCCCAGTCACTACACAGGCCACGGCGCTGAGGCCCTGGTCAGCCTTGAGGGTGGCCAGCGTCACCCAGGCTGCCCCGTCCCATCCGAGGAAGAGCGCCGTGGGGAAATTGATACCCCCGAGGAATAGCCCAATTGAGCTGTTGCCCAGGGTGGTGGCCAGGGTCATGTCCCAGGCCAGCAAGTGGAGGGTGGTGTCTGTGCTACGCCAGCGCCTGGCAGGACTGGCGGAATTGACAGGGTCCAGGGCTGTGATGGGGTGGTCAAACCGGGGCTCAATCTTCCAGGTGTCCCCACGGGTGGCCGGGCCTGACGTGCCCCTGATGCTGAGGCCCTTGTCCAGGTAGAGCCGGTGGGGTGGAACAGGAAGCGGCGCCCCGTAAAGCACATAGGGATCCAGGGCCAGCAGGTCAAAGGATAGATCGTCTGTGTAGTTATTCACCACCCCCGATCCGCTATCCATCACATAGGCCACAAAACGCCAGGTGGAATCTTCAGCCGCAACGAAATTGCCCCACTTGATCAGGTTGACGGCGCTGGCGCCGGCTGTGGTGGTGGTCCCGCTGATCAGCGTGGCCCATACGTCAGACCCGGGTGCCCGGCGATACAGGGTGACGCTGGCATTGGCGCCGGCATTGTGGCAGATCGCCAGCTTGAAGACGTGTTCTGTGCCCATGCCACCTGAGGGGCTGGCTGTCCCGATGACGGCAGCAGCGTGGCGGTCATACAGTCTGACCTGGGTGCCGCTAAAATTGACACTGATGTCATAGGTCTTGAGCTTGATGAGCAGCCCCACCTCAAGAGCGCTGATGCTGGGGCTTGAGTCCACCTCAAGAGACCAGTAGACCACCATCCCATCAGTGTCTGCCCCCGTGGGTGACTTGCTGTATTGGGTCTCAACCGTCACATTCAGGCCAGGGCTCACCCCACTGGGGGTGACGGCACCCCCGGCGCCGGTTCTGGTCCAGCCATGATCGAGCTCCGGGGCTGTGAAGGGCAGCCATGTATGAGCATCTATGGTGGTGTCCCCGAATCCACGATTGAGGGTAGGGTCTGTGCCAAGCACCCTGGACTGACAGAGCGTATTCCATCCACCTGTCTCACAGATCAGGAAGTCATCATCAAGGGGCAGCGCCCCTGAGCTCACCGTCTGGGTAATCATCCAGACTGCCCGGCCCTTGGCGACCGTCACATCCCACAGCCAGCCCGTGTTCCCTGCCACGTCATCCCAGTCAAAGGGCCCCTCAATGGTGGCCCAGGTGGCGCCACCGTCACGGGACCAGAGCATAGCGATCCCCTGAGTTGTGTAGGTGCAATACAGATCGCCCTGTGGTGACTGGAATGCCGCCAGGTGGTCAGGGGCCACCACCCCTGAGCTGGCTGTCACGATGTCCCCCTCCACATAGGGCAGATAGGGTGAGCTCAGCCTCGAGGCCCGGATCCTGTTTCCGCCGTCATCCTCATACAGCAGGACAAAAGCGCCGCTGGTGGGGTCGACCAGGATGTCAGGATGGGTGACCCCTGTGGTGACCTCCTCAGCCTCATCATCCCGCACGAGCTCGAAATTCAAACCCGTGTCATCACTGGCGTACTGGCTGAGGCCCGTGTATGTAGAATCGTTGATATCGTATCGCCGCTCAATGACCAGCAGCACAGACCCGTCTGAGTAGGCTGCCTTCATCTTGAGGACAGTGCCGGCCACCACCGTCAGGGCATCAGCCAGCCCCAGATACTGGGCTGTCCGCCAGGTGGCGCCGTCATCGTCACTGTAGCTGGCCCACAATTGTACTGATGTGGTGCTGTCGATCTCTTTGGTCAGGAAGTAAATCACCAGACGCCCTGACGGGAGCACCAGCACATCAAGAGGGGTGCCCACGGCTACGCTATAGGCTGCATCATCATCGTTAGGGGTCACCGGGAGCACCAGATCAACCGCTGTCACGTTGGCTGATGCTGTCCTGGTCTCAGGATCCCACAGGCGAGTCACGATCTTGAGAGCGTCCCACCTGACGATCAGCGCCTTGTGGTCAGCCGTTGTGCACATTGCAAAGTCAATGTGATCTGTGGGGTCGTGGGTGATGAAGCTGCTGGTCTCAACATGGCCCAAGACGTTGTATGTATTCCAGCCACGCCAGACAGTGCCGGTCAGGGCGTCCCGCCGGACCACTGTGGCATCAGAGCCGGGCATCCCACCTTTGAGTGTCTTGACGTGGTAGCTGGTGGCGCTGTCCTGGTCCCCCAGGGCCTCGAGGCTCAGACTGGGCCCATAGTCCCCGGCTGTGGCGCTGACAGCAGCAACCTCAGCCTGGTCAAACTCAGGCACCCCGGGCTGAGGTCCTGCCTGTGTGTAGTTACTATTGCCAAGGGTGCCGTCATTGGCCCTCAGGTTGGCTGTCTTGATCCGGTCATCTGAGACCAGGAGCCCTATATAGGGGGCGTCATCGTATCGGGTGCCCATTATCCGTAGACCTTGACACGCCCCACAGGGGCATTGATGAGGGTGGAGAGGCTGCCGCCTGATCTGATGTTGGTGCGGAACATACGATCAAAGGCCAGATGCCCGTCCCTGAGATCAAGAGTCACAGCACGAGCCCCTGAGCCTGTGTCCCCGGCTGCCTGCCTGGCTTGCCTCAAGAGCTCTTGAGGGTCTTGAGCGGCTATGACTGTGTCCCCTGGTGCAAAGCGGGCCCTGAGGCCACTGAGGGGCGCCCTGACGGGCCCGGGGGTATCGCCAAATGTCTCAGTCTTGGGGTCACCTGGGCCCAGCTCAGCCATCAAGTCTTCAAAGAATTTCTGCACACTCTCGGTGAAAGACTCAGCCAGGGCCTCAGGCAGGTCCATCAGCAGGGCCTTTGTCATCGCTATCGAGATCTCAGGGAGCCTGGGGATGAGCTCATAGATGATGGCCTGGACGATCTGGACCGCCAGGTCAGGCAGGGCGTCAGTGACTGCCTTGAGGACCAGGGGCAGGGCATCAATAACCGTGAGGACTATGGCCGGAATTTGGGAGATGAACGCCGCCACCACGTCACCCACGGCAGCCAGCAGCGCCGTGATGACCGTTGGCAGCTCATCGAGGATGGCCGAAACCACCGATGGGAGCTTTGAGATGATCTGATCAAAGAGCCCAGAAGTGATGAGATCCGCAACCGTTGACACCAGGCCGGGCAGGGCTGCCACGATCTGATCAATCACAACAGGGACAGCGTCAGCCACCGAGGCAACCACCGGCCTAATTGCCTTTGTGAAGTCCTCCATGAGGCCAGGGAGCTCAGCCACAAAAGCATCAATCACGGCTGGCAAGGACTCCACAAAGACCTTGATGGTGTCCCGCCCACCCTGGATCATCTCTTCCACGGCGCCGGAAACGTCACCACCCTCAGCGGCAATGGCTCCCAGGTCAGCCAGGCTGAAGCCGCCAGCCATCTGAAGGAAGCGGTCAAACATCCCCACAGCGCCACCGATGGCGCCGCCTATCCCTGAGATGGCGCTGACCGTCTTGCCGGCTGCCGCTTGTATCTTCTCAAAGAAGCTGACATCAGGATCGGGGTCACCCTCCACAGCCGTCAGGGCATCGGCAGCCTCTGACGCCAGCTCAGCCATCCTGGCCTCAACCCGCTTGATCTGATCCGCGATCATCTCATCGCTGAAGCCGCTGGCCTTCCAGGCACCCTGAAGAGATGCAAGGTGCTGGCCAAGCTGATCAACCTCGCTCAGGACATTGGCGCCCACAAGCTGATCTGTGGTCTCTTGCAGCTTCCTGAGATCCTTGATCCATTGTGGCGGGACCACATCCGGGGGGCTGTCCTCGATCTCATCGCTGAGGCCACGCCGGGCACGCTTGACCTCTGCCAGGGCCTCAATGATCTGGTCCAGCTCACTGAGGAAATTGTCCCACCCCTCCTGCTCCCGCTTCAGCGCTGCTGCCCGTTGCTTGGCGCCGTCCACGGCTGCCTTTGTCCGGGCCCTTTCCTGATCCGCTACAAACTTGTTGGACTTGCCTAATTCCTCGTTGTACTGGATCGCGTCAGTGACTGCCTTGATGTCATCGTCTAAGGTCTTTTTCCTCTTATCGAGCGCCTCTGTGGCGCCCTTGATCTTGACCTTGAGCATGTCCTGCTGCTTTGTGAGCGCCACCTCTTCCTTGAAAGACAATTTGCCGGACTTGATGAGCGCCTCATTGGCCTCAATCTGTGCCTCAATGCTGGCTACCAGGGTGCCTGAGGCCACCAGAGAGGCACGGGCCTGGTCAGTCAGGGCCTTTGTTGCGTTGCGGGTGGCCAGCTCCGTCTCAGTGATCGCCCCGTTGATGAGGTCGATCTTGTCCCGCCAGGCCTGGGCCCCGTCGTTGTAGGCCTGCCACGCTGCTGTGAGCTCCCTGACCTTGGCGGCTGCTGCCTCTGACCGGGCCCGGGTTTCCTCCACCCGGGCAGCCAGCCGGCCCCCCTCCTCTGCCGCTTGCTCGCTGGCGTTTCTGACTGCCAGATAGACCGTTGCCAGGGCGGCAAAGCCCACAGCAGCGGCAGCCACCAGGGCCCCCAGGGCTGCCATTGAGCCCCCGAGAATGCCCGTGCCACGGGTGACACCCTCGAGGCCTCCCGCCAGGTCACCGGCTGAGCTTAGTGCCTTCTCAGCCTCAGGGCTGATCAGACCGATGGCGCCGGCCACAGCCTTGAGGCTGCTGTCAGTGTCCCCGGCTGTGTCTCCAATGCCCTTGAGCGCCTTCTCACTGGCCCTGGCTGAGGCCTCGATGGCTTTGCGGCTTTCCTTTGCGGCTGCCTTCTGGGCCTTTTTGATCGCTTTGGCTGACTTCTTTGACGCTTCCTCAGCCTTCTGGACAGCCTTCTCAACCTGGATGAGGGTTTGCTGTGCCGCCTCCGCGCTCAGGTTGGGCAGCTTGCCCAGCTCGCGCCTGAGCTCAGATAGGTCAGCGCCAATTGAAACAGTGGTGTCAGCCATCAGGTCAGGACCCCATCCTCAAGAGCCTGGGCAATGATGCCAGGCAATGACTTCTTGAGGCTCTTGACGGCAGCCCTGGAGGGCTTCCTGACGTGGACCACCAGGGGTGACCGGCGCCGGGTGGCGTCATTGTTTCTGCCCACCCTGGTGGACCGGATATAACGAGTATAGGCAAACGGGTTGCTCAGGACGATCTCCACAAGCATTGAGTCAGGCTGGACCCTCAAGGTAGTCACCCAGGCCCCCCGGCTCTTGCCTGACTTGACCGGCCACTTCTCTCCCACCTCTTCCTTGAGGATGGCATCGGCCTCAGCTTGCATGGCATCAGCCACCGGGCCCAGGATGGCGCGGATCTCAGCCTCGAGGTCATCACCCAGGGCGCCACTGATGGTGACCTCTGATCTGCCCTTTCCAACCTTGACCGGCATGGATCCCCTCAGGCAAACGTGAAGCGATGGAATATGGTGAGACGGATCGTGGAGACCAGCCAGTCACCGGCTGAGGACACAGCCCGGCGCGGTATCCCATTGATCCTGACCTGTAGATAAGTGGTGTCAAGGTCCAGGGCAGCCCTCAGGACTTGATGCTCCTGGTCCAACGCCTGGCCATAGTCGAGGCTCTGGGAGTCAGGGCGGATCCGGTAGGCTGTCCTGATCTCAACCACTGTCTCAGCCTCACCCTCATCGGTGAACTGGTCCCGGCCAGAGAACTGATCGAGGGTGGTTGCCGGGGTGCTGATGCTGTAGGAGCCTGACACAAGGTGGTCAGTGTCCCGGCCAAAGAGGTCAGGCACAAACCTCGAGCGGGTATAGCCGGCATCGGCAAGGGCTGTGTCAATGCGATCCCTGACCTCAGAAACAGTGAGGACAGACAGCATCAGTGCCGGCCAGATAGCCAGATGGAAGGCACAGCAGCCCGGCGGGTATCGGGGGTGCCCTGGTCATCCTCATCACTGGCAGCGTAGATGAAGTTCAAGTCAGCCCAGGCATCCTGGTATTGCTCCCGGTAATCGGCAGCCTTCTCGCCATAGGTCTCATTCAGACTGGTGGAAAAGTCAGCAAAGATCAGGGCCAGTGTCAGCGCCAGGTGAACGTCCCTGAGCGCTGACGGGCTGAGGATCAGGTTGGGCCGGTCACCCTTGGCAATGAGCCGCCCCATGAGGGTGGCCCAGGCCTCATCCCGGTAGTCCTGGTAGCTCGTCACCGAGCTCAAGGGGCTCGAGCTGGAAGGGTCAAGAGCCCTGTGGCGTCTGAAGAGGTCAGCGTCAGTCACGCCCGGATAGAGCACGTTGCGAACCAGGGCCCCATCATTGCGGACTACATGGGTGACGCCAGCCACAATGAGTGACCACTCAACCCGCCAGCCCTCGCCATAGGACACCGATGCTGCAGGGGTGTGGCTATAGGTCGCAATTGAGCCAGTGACCGTGATGGCTGCCGCTGAGACCTGCTCAGTGCCTGGCCCATCCCAGATCGTGATCGTGCTGCCGGCCTCAGTCGGCGCCACCAGGGCGCCATCCTGCCAGAGGGGGCAGGAGAGCACATTGGCCCGGCCACGCTCCATGAGGTCAGGGAGCAGGAACCGAGCGGTCAGGGTGCTGGTAGCAGCGCCAGAAGCCATGTCAGGCAGTCTCACCCAGGATGGGAGCCCAGGCCCCACCGATCCTCATGTAGAGCGCGTCATCAGCGTCACTGGCGTTTGTCCTGAGGTACATGCTGCCGTTCGGGGCAGTGTGTGAAGGAGCACCAGCACCTGACGTGATGTTGGGGGCTGATGTTGCCGAGGCTCTGATGGTGACTTTGTTGACATCAACGGAGTTATCAACCTTGAAATAAGGCATTGAGACCTCTGGGGGTGGGGATGTGTAAGGGTTCTACCGAGGGGGCCAAGCGTGCAAGGATGCGTCTTTAGACGGCCTGAGGAATTGATAGCCACAATGCTCGATGAGCTCCCGGTCAGCAGCCCTGACCCGGTCCTTGAGGGGGCGGGTATAGAGGGCCCGGGGGCCTGCTGTGTCCAGCTCAGGTGGCGGCGCTTCCAGGTCACGAGCCAGCAGGAATGACCACCCATCAATGAGCTGGGCCTGGTCTACCAGGATCGCGATCAGGTCACCGAGGAAGGCCCGATAGGTCCAAGACCAGAGGCCACCCTCAAGGGGCGGGTGGGGCCCTGGGCCATAAGGGGCCCAGACCACGCCGGGGGGTGAGGGCACCTCATCCACGGTCTCTGGCCGGGTCCAGCCCTTGAGGACAGCGGCAAAGCTGCTGTCACCGTTGCCCCATTGCCTGAGCTCCCTGTCCCGACCTGTGAGGCATAGGTGGCCATGGAGCCTGGCATACCAGGACCACGGATCCGTGATCTGAGCGATCACCTGATTGCCAGCCACCAGCCAGGGAACCTCAGCCGGGGGGCCGTTGACGCTCTGACACTTGACCAGGTCCAGGGCTGCCCGTGTCCAGTCACCACAAGTCTGGGGGACGTTGACGAACAGGAACCGATGACCGGGGACAGTGAAGGGCACGGCTATCGCTGCCCCTTGCGCCTGAGCTTCTGGTCAACCCGTTGCATTGACTCCCGGGCAAGCTGACGGGCCTTGTCAGACGGGACACCTGACTCAACCAGATCGCGGGTATTGTTCTCCATGACCTGGCGGTCACCAGAACGCTCACCGGGGGTGCCTTTAGTGCTCATCTCAATCCTCGATCAATGGGGTGGCTGCCTTGGCCTTGGCCTTGGTGCCACGCCCTGAGGCCTTTGTCAGGGCGTCAACCTTGGCCCTGATAGCCTTGGCCCGGATCGTGGCCCGGCCTCCATGCTTGGAACTCATGGCCTCAGCTTCCTCAAGGGCCTCAGAGGCACGCTCGAGCAAGCGCCGGGCAAGGTGGGGCGGGCAGGATGGCAGCTTGCCTGACTTGACCAGGCTGGCCAGCCACTTTGAGTACCCATCCTCGTCAGATGCCGGGAGCCGGTCCCCGGCGTGGCAGCTCTCCCAGACGGAAACGTGCGCCGTTTGAATCGTCTGTGATCCGTTGGGGCGGGTCTCAACCGTGGTCAGGTAACTCTGACCACCAGGCCCCCACTCATAGGGGATCGGCTGCCGGCCCTCTTCCTCGAGCTTGGCCCTGGTGGCGGCAAACCTGATCCGCTTGTCTTTGTCGATCTCGATCCTGTTGACGCCAGCCAGCAAGGGGGTCTTGCTGAGCATCGGCACCAGCCGACCAGCCAGGACCATCCACCGCTGAGGGCTGTAGACCAGGATGAATGGGGGGGTCGCATCAATCCAGGGATGCCCGAGCCCCAGATCCCTGGTTGCGAATTCGGGGGTGTAGGATGCGCCGTTGTTGGTGGCGCCTGTCAGCTTCTTTGCCATTGGGTGTGTCCTCCTGACCTCAGCATATCCTACCGGGAGACGGCGCCCACGGGGCCACCCCACGGAGGACACCAGAAGGGATCCACCGGGGGCGCCGTCAGAGCAGTCAATCAGTCAGTCTGATCAAGCGTCAGAGATGACCGAAACACCAGCCCCGTCGATAGCCTTGGCCACGCCGGCCACATGGGAGACCACATAGGACGTGGCTACATAGGTGCCCTGCCTGACTCGCTCGAGCCGGGCCCGGCCCATGTCCACGATGTTGGGGTCGCTCTCAGGGCTCATCACCGCGTCAGCCCATGCCAGGCCACCCAGGGTGGTGATGAAGCCAGCCCGGTCAGCGGCTGCGTTTGCCGTGGGGACAGCGCTCGAGGTGTAGAAGTCGATCCCCAACCACCGGCCCTTGTATGAGGACTCAAGGCCGGCATTGATGACGCCGCCCATAGTCTGAGCAGGAAGCACACCAGCGCTCATGGCGTCGGTCTCCAGGTCGCCCCACTGGACGGGATGCAGGACACCGAGCATCGAGCCCGATCCCTTTGCAATACCGATCGTAGTCTTGCCGTCAATAATGTCAGTCCAAACCAGGTTCACTGTGGTGGTGCCCACGCTGCTTGTGAAGTCATCACCTACATTCGCCAGGAGGCTGATGAGGGTCTGGGCCACGCTGATCGCGGCATCACGGGCAAACATCACGGGGTCAAGCTTTCCGTCTGCGATGTAGCGGGCCAGATCGTCAAGCGTGTACCGCTTTGCCCGGGTGGCAATGGTGACATCAGTTGAGCCGTCAGTGAGAGCCGTGTTTGCGACCTCAGATCCGGGGGTGGTTGCCGCCAGCAGGTCATAGCCGTCAAGGCCCAGGTGGGGCACCCTGACAACAGTAGAGCTGGGACTTGATGCTGTTGCATGGAACAGCGCGGGATGGGTGAGGATGCTGCCGTCCCTGTCTGCCAGAAGCATCAGGAATTCAGCCGCCATTACTTCACCGGCAACCAGGTCAGCGATGCCAGAAGGTACGATCTCATTAGCCACGGGGGGGCTCCTACAAAGTCAGGTTTTGTGGGGGTGCCCATACGCAGGTTGACGGGTGCGAGCCGTGGACAGATGGAGTCTATCAGGTTTTGACCGGCTGGCGATAGCCTGCAGCAACACTGAGCTCTTTGTAGCGGGTCCAGTTGCCCGTCCTGACCCCGATGTCACGGGCCTGACGGATCGCATCGGCTGACACCGAGGAAGGCGCCCCAGGGGCTGTGGTGGTGGTTGCTGGGGGTCTGGGGGTGGTGCTCGTGGATTGACCTGGCGCCGGGGGGGCTGCTGGGGTGGCCTCAGGAGCAGCACCCAGGAAGGGGCGCAAAGCCACAGGGGCTGAGGCTGGCTCACCCCTCAGGGAAGTCAACCAGTCACCGATTGAGGGCCGACCCTCTGCCGGCAGCTTTGACCAGGACCACTCTGCCAGCTCAACCACCTCAGGGTCAGTGACCCCCAAGGACTGGCCGATCTCCCGGTAAGACGTGAAGCGGGCCTCAGCCGCTGCCGTGGCAGTCTGAGCCTCTGTCAGCTTTCCTGCCAGGGTGTCTACATTGGCAGCACGCTCAAGGGCTGTGCTTAGCTGCCCCTTGAGCTCAACCACCTGGGCCTCGAGGCCTTGCTTGGCATTTACCACGCGCTGGAAATGCTCATAGCCCACCGTCTTTGCTGAGCCGTTCTCAGGCTGTGGGGTGGCTGGTGCTTCTGGTGCTGGGGTGATCTCTTGCTCAGGCATCGGGGGTGTCCTCCATGATTGATCCTAACTCGGCATCATTGAGCCTCACCAGCATCAGAGCCTCACGGGCCTCTTCCCGGGTGAGGCCCGGGTGGAGCTCCATGTAGGCTGAGACCTTGTCAAGCAGACCAGCCTCGAGACGGGTGGTGATGCTCTGCAATTCGGCGGCTTGCTCGTTGGGGTCTTTGGGGAGGCTCTTGTAGGTGATCCGCCAGCCATCCACAGGGGCGCCCAACAGGCCAGCCGTCAACCTGATGAGCTGCAGGTCTGACCGCCTGAAGAGGGGCTCATAGGATCGCTGTGCCTCCCGCTGTGCCTCCCGGCTCACAGCCAGGCTGGCAGCGGATCGGACATCAGACTCACGCCGGCTGACCCCCACAGTGCCAAGGGCCATCTCAACGATCCGCCGCTCATAGCGCTCGATGGCGCTGAGCATCGAGGAAGGGTCAACGGGTGAGGTCCACTGACCCACCACCGGCTGACCTGAGCTGTCATCAGCCTGACGGAGCAGGAGCAGGGTGGCAGGGTCTGTGACGATCTCAGCCCGGCGCCCCGTGCTGGCTGAGTCGAGCCCCACAGGCTCAGCCCCAATGGCGTAGCGCTGAGCCCAGGAAGCGTCAGCAAATGTGTGAGCCAGCATCGTGTAATAGACACCGAGCTGCAGAGACCCCTCAAAGACCTCAGCGCCGGAGTAGGCGTCAAAGGCGTAGCCGGTCTCGGCTGAGCTGTAAGCCACATAAGGCAGCACGGCGCCGGCATCGGTCCACCAGGGGTAACTGTCCCCCGCAAAGGCCCCACCCAAGACCCGGTCACTGACATCATTGCCGCTGGCGTCGAGCGCTCTATAGCTGGGGGTCCTGGGGTCAGTCACCAGGGTCACCCACTTTGAGGGGTCATCAGGATCAATCGACCACTCACGGACAGCCACCACTATCGAGGGCTGCCGGGGGTCAACCTCTACCTGGACCATGTCAGGCCAGACCAGCCGGTAAACCGGCTCACCCTCCACAATGGACAGGTGGACCAGGGAATTGTTGAGGCCCAGGGTGTCCCGCTGGACCCGGGTGGCAAGCTGCCAATAGCCAGCCTCTGACATTGCAGCGGCAGCCAGCTCACCACCCTCAGGGGGCATCACCTCAGGCACCTGGCGATAGAGGCCAGCCAATTGGCTGAATACATGCCGGGCCGGGTTTGCCGTCAGGTCAGGTGGTGGCCAGGCCTCCCGCCTGACGTTGCCCACCGTCTTTGTGAGACGGCTGACTATGTCCTGTTCGTGCAGGTTGTAGAGCACCCGGCGCCTCAGCCTGGTGTGCTCCACCCGTCGGATCTCTGCAGGGTCTGAGGGCAGGGGTGGGGCTGATCTGATTGAGGAATAGGTGGGCATGTCTGGGTTCTACCGAGGGCCGTGGGTTCTGACTGTGGGGGCTGTCCCCCATCGCTGAGCCTCTGCCCAATAATCCCTTAGCCCGTACATCCACGCGTCGAGGATGTCCTTGAGCGGGTGGCGGTCCCCATAGTCCCACTGGGCCAGGCCATCGATCAAGGTCTCACAGCGGGGGTGGACCCTGACGCGGTCAGCCGCGATCTGACCATACATCCACCGGCACCTGATGTCCTTTGACCGGCGCTTGATGTTTGACCGGCCACCGCCCTCCTTTGCTGACAGGATTCGAGGTCTGAGCCTGTTCTGGTCCACCCGCTGGCGCCTGGCTATCCACCTGCCGAGCTCCCGATTTGAGGACAGCACAAACCGGCTCTTGACCGGGTTGTCCCCCAAGACGTGGTCCAGCTCTGGCCACTTGATCCCCCGGTCCTGCAGCATCCTAAGGATCTTGCCGGCGAAGACCTCCATCGTGCTGTTGCCCGGGACCACCACCTCAGCCAATGCGTATAGGTGGGGGTATGTCCTGCCATCGGACTCAGTGACCAGCTCGATCCCGGTCAGTACAGCAGCCATCCCATACTCCCGATCCGCTGCAGCGTAGTCGATGCCCAGGGCCAGTGAGAGCACGCTGGCCGGCAGCTCAGGATTGATGTGGCGCTCAGGGTCGAACACCTCAAAGAATTGGCCCTCACACCTGGACTCCCATTCACCGTCCAGACGGATTGGGGCGTCAATAGGGTTCTCAAGGCGCCGGAGCTCAGCGATAAAGTCAGCGTCCCAGGGGGTGCCGTCCAGGGTGCGCCGGGGGTGACCTGTCACGGGGCTGACCTGGCTGTCAGCCGTCAGTGGGAAGTGGTAATCCTTGACCCTGCCATCCTCGCAAAGGTCCCGGAGCCAGGGCAATGGGGGCCCGTTGATGGGGGTGAGGGTTAGGCCAATGGTGCCGCCAGTGTTCCTGACCCGGGCCCGGCACTCATCAAAGACCTCACGGGCTGGGGGCTCATCGAGCAGGATGTACCGGTACTCGGAGCCAGCCATAGCACCCGCCCCTTGGGCGTTGCTGTAGACGTGAATCTCAGACCCGTTGAGGAACTCGAGCACGGGCCGATGCCCCCGGAAGCCGGTGCGGCTGCTGAACTCGGTGCCCTCGATGAGCTCAGTATTGTCAGCGCCACCGAGCAGATCCCACAGCACCCGCTGGATCTCGACGCTCTGCAGGATGGAGAAGCAGACCAGGGCCAGCCGGGCCGGGGCTTCTGGGACAGCCTTGTAAGGGTGGACCCCTCGAGCCCTGAAGATCAGCTCAGCGGCGCCGGCTGTGGACTTGCCCATCCTGTTACCCAGCCTGAGCAGGGCTGGCTCTGGGTCATCGTGGCTCAGCCACGCCACCTGATAGGGCAGCCACGCCAAGTGGTCAACGGGTGATCGGGCTGCCCTGGTTGACAGCGCTTGAGCAGCACGGGCCAGGGCTGCCAGGCCCACTACACAACCCGCAGCTTGCGCCCGTTGAGCTGGTCATCACAAGCCGCCGCAAGCTCAGCAACCAGGGTGTCAGGCAGTGACCTGATCGCCGCCTTCACCACAGCCAGGATCTCAGCATCGCTGGCCTCATCGAGTCCGTCTCCCGTGGCTGAAGCCGCCAGGTCACGGGCTGCCTGGAGCTCTACCTCAACCTTTGCCAGGGCTGCCGCTGATGTGTAGCTGCCAGCCTCTGTGGCCATCCGTCTCAGACGCTGAATCCTCACCAGCGGATCGGTCTCTTCCTCTGCCAGCCGCTCAGCCACCAGGCGGGCCTGCTCAGTCCTCAGGGCGCTGACCTTTGACCGGGCTGAGACAGCCGGGGTGAAGGCTCCACGTTGCTGGGCAGCCTTGGCCAGCGCTAGCATTGATTTGATCTCAGCGGCTAAGTCACGCTCTCGTTTGCTGTTGGCGACACGGCGCCGGGGCTTGCCTGACATCAGAAAAGTCCTCCCAGGTCTTGGATCTTTTGTACCTCTCGCGCGAAAAACGCGACGGGAGGGCGAG